TCTACTACAACTAACGAGATAAGCAGCGAGTTCGTGACAGTTTTCTCGATGAATTTTAGAAAAATTTTTGGCAACGTATAAAAACACCTCTTGCAGCACATCCTCTGCCAGATACGAATCGCCCATAATTTTGTAAGCGGTATGATAGACCAGCCGCTTGTAGGTATTATATACATCTATAAATTGTTCTTCATTGCTTTGATCGTCAAGAACAGCTAAGTACAGGGAAAGCAACACAATCACCTCTAACGGATTCGCATGGAATGGATGTAGTGTACCATGAACCAACAAAAATGTCGAATGCTATCCCTCAAAAATAGCAGAAGTCTTTTTAAGTTACTTGTGAATTATGTCAAGAGGGCTGGCACCGTCCAGCCCTCTGTCTTTTTGCCAAAGTTTTGGAAATGTTTTCTTGCACTCTGCCGAAAGTAGCGGATTTTCAAATTTTCTTGTTGACACGGCACGAATTTTATGGTAATCTATCCCAACAATTTAATATAACATATTTACTTAGAGTTTCAGCTCGGCTCCTGAAGGAGCCGGAGCAAGTTTTTAACTTTCTATCGCTACATAACGAACCCGAACCAAGGCCATCCCGGAAGGGATGGTCAGGTTTAGGTTGTTGTGTGGCGTTTTTTTATTGCCAAATCCAGCACCGAACCTTGACAACCGAAAGACCGTCTGCATGGGATACACGGCGATGACCCCGCAAGGGAGAGCCGGAAAACGTCGCCGAAAGGGGGCTGGAAAGCCATGCAGGGAGAACGGCACACTCAATATCAAGTGGTCAAAATGACCACCTGATTGGGGGAATAACACAAAACGTCATTCACCAGAAACATCTTCTACGTTACAGCTCATACCATGTGGACATTTTGACCACATGGAGTGAACTGACGTAGCCCAAGTCAATGTGTTCAAATTGAACACATTGACTCCATCCGTGTTACGCTTAACCTCGACTTGACATTTTGCCAAGCCACGGTCACTCTGTGCTGGGTTACGAAAACCGTAACTCACCACTTTTTTGAGGTAAAGTGGTAAGTGGACAAACTGTCCAGATACCACCTATCTGTAACGCGTAAATTTAGTTGGTGGTCATTTTGATCACCAACCAGACAATCGTAACGCTTTATTGTGTGAAAGTGGCCGTTACCATTTTGATAACCGCCACGCATCTGTAACATTTGGGGCGAATAATGCTTTTCATTATCCACCACACACCCGTAACAGCCAAAGGAGGATGCCTATGACAACTGAACAATGGGAACACGAAAATCAGGACACTCTGATGGAATATTTCATTGATGGCGACCCCAGTGTGCGCAGAATCCAGTGTGAACACTGCCGCAAAATTATCTACACTCAGACCCGAAACCGCAAATATTGCAGCTTCCAGACCTGCGGCCACAAGATGCTGAACTTACGCAAAAGCATCCGAAAGCGTATTGAGCGCGGAACGTACACCTGCCCTTGCTGTGGGGAGCAGTTCCTACCAATTCGGGCAGATGCCAGATATTGCAGCAATGCCTGTCGGCAGAAAGACTACCGCCAGCGCAAAACGAAGAGATACTCTGGCAACTGACAATTTTTGTCACTTGCCAGATTTCATGCTTCTCTTTGAGGAACTTGATAAAGATTGTCAAGTTCCTCACCCACGCTTACTTTTATAAAGTAAAGTGGTACTTCCCATTTTGGGAAGTACCAAAATACCGTAACGCTTAAATTTCTTGTTCCCAAATCCTCAAAATGGGAATTTGGGCTGCGCGGCTGAAATCAGGTTACGCTTTCCGTAACTTGATTTTAGCCGTATCAAAATCAGGTTATCAAAATGATAACTTGATTTCGTCCGTAACGAAGCCACCGGAGTTCTCATTTTGATAACTCCGGTTCTATCCGTAACACGGCAGCTTACACTATCGTAAAAATCAGGTTGCCAAGAAGACAATCTGATTCCATCTGTAACGCTTCAAGGTCTATTGGAAATCAGGCGCTGCCACCCGGCACTTGATTTTACCCGTAACAAAACCAGTGGGTCAAAATGGCCCACTGAAAAAGCCGGACGAGCTGATGGCAGGGATTCGCAAATCTTTGCTTGCCCGGTGCAGGAGTGCAGAGGGTGCAGCCCTTTGCCCCAGTGATATGATGCTGTGCGTCATACCCTACTGGGTATTATCTGGCGCAAAAAGGCGGCAGATTCAGCAGCTTCGCTGCTGCGTTCTCCCCGCCAAGATGTTGAAACGGAGGGATGTCTATCTGAAATTGACACGACACAACGGACGAGCCGGAACCCATGGCACCTATAACCCCAAGCACAATGACCGGAGTTTCAACCTTGCCAACAGCGAACACATCGATCAGGAACGCGCCAAGGGCAACATCTACTGGGACTGCTTCCACGGCTTCCGCTCGGTTCTCGCTCCACCCGACCCGGATGATCTGGCCGCGACCTTTTCGGATGTGGAACGGCGATTCTATGAAACCCACTACACGGCGTTTGTCGAAGGGCAGAATGAACGCAATGCCAAGAATCGGCACACAGAGCGCAACCGTTCCATTCCCGATTTGCTGTCCAGCCGCAAGACCTGCCCGGAAGAAACCATTTGCCAGTTGGGAACGCTGGATGAACACGCTTCGGCAGAGGATTTGCTGAACATCGTCACCGAGTTCATTGACGAGTTCAAGGCCAAGTTTGGCGACCACGTTCATGTGCTGGACTGGGCGTTGCATCTGGACGAAAGTACGCCCCACATCCACGAGCGTCATGTGTTCGACTGTGAGAACCAGTATGGCGAAATCGCTCCCCAGCAGGAAAAGGCACTGGAAGCGTTGGGCTTTGAGCTACCTGACCCGGCCAAACCTCTCAGCCGCCGCAACAACCGCAAGATCACCTTTGATGCTGCCTGTCGGAAAATGCTGTTCGAGATTGCCAAGCGGCATGGGCTGGATTTGGAGGAAGAAGCGGAGTACGGAAACCGCAAGTATCTGGAAAAGCAGGACTTCATCCTTGCCAAGCAGAAGGAGCAGCTTGCCGCCCAGCAGAGCAAGCTGGACGAGTTGACCCTCAAGGTCAACGACATGGAAACGCTGATTGACGAGGTTTCGGCTGCGGCCTACGACAAGGCGGTAGAGGTCGTGACGGACGTAGTGCGCACCGAGACCCGCAAGGAAGATATGAGGATGATCGAGGACACAAAGAAGTGGGTGCTGTCCCCGGAACGAAAGGCTGCACAGTCCACGAGAGAATATGCGGCTCATCGTCTGGACGATGTTCTGAACAAGTTTCTCAAGACCATGCAGACCACCGCCACCCGCTTGCAGGATAAGCTCCTGAAGCCGGAAGTCCGGCAGAAAGGCAAGGAACAGGTCAAGGAAAAGGCGCGGGATTCTGTTCTGCAACTGCTGAACCGTTTGCAGGCAGAGCAGATACAGCGAAAGCCATCTGTGCCACCCGTTGCCGAGAAATCAGAAACACGAGGTGATGTTTATTGAGCAAAGAAGTCAATCAGGAAGAATACGCGCCCCGAACCATTGCGGACGTGAAAGAAATGCTGAGCAAGCACTCCAACGGAGAAATTCAACGTACCATCAGAAACTGTGAATTGATACTGCAAAACGACCATGTGCTTGCCAATGCCATCCGGCTGAATCTGTTGAGCGAGCGCATCGACATTGTAAAGCCTGTGGACTGGCCGCGTTCCGGCAAGGCGTTGAATGACACCGACATGAAGTATATCCTGCGGCGGATGGAGAAATACGGCATATCCAGCGAGAAGAAGATTGAATCTGCCATCCGCATTGTTGCCAATGAGAACCGCTACCACCCCATCAGGGACTATCTGAACAGCCTGAAATGGGATGGAACAGAGCGGATAGCCCACGTCCTGCACCATTTTCTCGGTGCTGCGGAGGACGATTACACTTGCGAGGCAATGAAGATATTCCTGCTGGGAGCCATCAAGCGTGTGTTCCAGCCGGGATGCAAATTTGAGACCATGCTCTGTCTGGTGGGCGGTCAGGGTGCTGGAAAGTCCACCTTCTTCCGGCTATTGGCAGTCAAGGATGAATGGTTCTCAGATGACCTGCGGCGGCTGGACGATGACAATGTGTTCCGAAAGCTGCAAGGACACTGGATCATTGAAATGTCGGAGATGATCGCCACCGCCAATGCCAAGAGCATCGAAGAAATCAAGAGTTTTCTCAGCAAACAGAAGGAAACCTATAAAATCCCCTACGAAACCCATCCTGCCGACCGTCTGCGCCAGTGTGTCTTTGCTGGCACGACCAATCGGCAGGATTTTTTGCCCCGTGACCGCACAGGCAACCGCCGCTTTATTCCAATCCCGGTGGACGCGGAACTGGCCGAAGTTCACATTCTGGACAACGAGGATGAATCCCGCGCCTATATCGACCAGCTTTGGGCGGAAGCAATGACGATTTACAACAGCGGCAACTACAAGCTGGCATTCAGACCTGCCATGCAGGAAACACTGCAAGCCCATCAGCAGGACTTCATGCAGGAGGATGCGCAGGCTGGCATGATTTACGCCTTTCTGGAGGACTATGCAGGTGATCGGGTGTGTTCCAAACAGCTTTACGCGGAGGCACTGGGCAACACCAATATCCCGGCAGAATGGGAGACCCGTGCTATTTGCGAGATCATGAACACCGGAATTTCGCGCGGCGACATCCAAGGCTGGCAGGCTCATAAGACCGCCAAGCGTTACCCGAAGTACGGCGTTCAGAAAGGCTGGGAGCGCGTAACCAGCCCCGAAACCGGGGCTGAAGATTTCTCCGAAATAACGGATGCAGAAGCTCAGCAGATGGGCTTTCCCTTCTGACAGTCAGCGGTTACACGACTGGTTACAGATTCGGTTACGTTCCAGTTACGGCGAAAAATCCGCACAACTGCTGGATTTTCCGCTTTCTGTAACCATGTAACCTTAAAAGAACAAGAAAAAGTATAAAACGCACCGGATGCTCTGTGTGCAGAAAAAGAGAGTTTTCCTGCACGGTTACAGGCGTTCGGTTACAAGGATATGGAGGTCTGCCTATGAGCAATACGCCTGCGCACACCACGAAGCAGCAGACGAAGAAGAAATTTATTGTTTCCCGTGAGTTTTCTGGAAATCAGTCCATGCGGGAAGCCTTTGAACAGCTTATTGAGCGTCAGTCACACTCCCATTTTGAGGAGTGGCTGGAAAAGAAAGCAGGATAAGTTCAATTTGACCGTTGAAAGGCTCGCAGGGACATGGTATTATAATGGTGTCGTGTCCCTGCTCATAGAATAGGAGAAAAAACTATGAGCAGAAAGAAACAGAATATCCAGAAAATCACTGCCCTCTATTGCCGCCTTTCTTTGGAAGATGGGCGCGAAAATGAGAGCATGAGCATCAGCAACCAGAAGTTGATGCTGAAGGACTTTGCGGAAAAGAACGGAATGTTCCGCTACGAATACTATGTGGACGATGGCTACACCGGGCGCAATTTCAATCGTCCGGCGTTCCAGCGGATGATTGCCGACATCGAAGCCGGGAAAATCGACTGTGTTATCACGAAAGACCTTTCCCGGCTTGGCCGCAACTATATCGAAGCTGGCAGTTATATCGAGATTTTCTTTCCGAAACATCATATTCGATATATTGCTATCACGGATGGTGTGGACAGTCTGACCCGGCAGGAAATGGACATTACCCCGTTCAAGAACATCCTGAACGACATGTACAGCCGTGACATTTCCAAGAAAGTTCTGGCTGGCATCATGACCCGTTCCCGGCAGGGCAAGTTCTGCGGCGGCACTCCTCCCTATGGTTTGATGCGCGACCCGAAAGACAAAGGGCATCTTATCATCGACCCGGATGCAGCACCCGTTATCCGCAAAATCTACGACTACGCCCTTGATGGGATGGGCAATATGAGAATTGCCAAGAAGCTGCTGGAAGAGAAAATCCCCATTACCCGTGTGAAAGCAAATACGGCTCTGGATGCCAACTACTACACATGGGGTACGGCAAGAATCGGCCACATTCTCCGCAATCCGTTTTACAAGGGCGCACATCTCGTGTGCAGGACGCACCAAACGGGCATCCGTTCCGGTTCGTTCAAATTCATTCCCCGTGAAGATTGGGAAGTTATTGAAAACTGCCATGAAGCCATCGTTTCCCCGGAAGAATGGGCGAAGGTGCAAGAACTGATCGACCGCCGTCCAACTATTATGACGGGCAATGACTGCCCATACTACAACATCTTCCACGGTATCATTTACTGTGCCACCTGTGGGAAATCCATGCAGGCACGGTATGAAAAAGTCGGCAGAAAAGATATTGACCGAACCACCAAGAAGAAACGCGAACCCATTGACAAAGCATTTTTTACCTGTCAGACCTATAACCGAATCGGCTGCAAGGTATGTTCCAGCCACAAAATCGAAGCCCGTGACCTGCATGAACTGGTTCTGAACGACATTCAGGAATTGGCGGCACAGGCTATGAAAGATTCGGATGCCTTTTATCAGCGGCTGAGCCGCCGCATGGAAAACCAGTATCGCACCGATACTTCTGAGGTTCGGGCAGAGATTCGCCGTTTGGAAGAGCGGAATCAGGAAATTGACGATGTGTTTCTGAATCTTTACACGGACAAGAGCAAAGGCATCATCTCGGAACAGCGTTTTCTGAAACTGACAGATGCTATGGAACAGGAGCAGAACAGCAACAAGACGCGTTTAAGCGAACTGAATCTTCTTCTGCACCAGTCGGATGAACAGGAAAGCGATGTCCATGCCTTTATTGAGGAAATCCGCAAATATGCCGCCATCAAGGAGTTGGACGAAGTTGTGCTGAACCGTCTTATCAAGAAAATCATGATCGGTGAGGTTCAGAAGGTCGATGGGCAGAAAATTCAGGAAGTCAAAATCATCTACAATTTTGTTGGAGAAATTTCCGCCTAACCAAAAATTGAAAATTCGCACGATATAGCATTGATTATAGTGACCCTTCTCGTTTTTTGACGGGAAGGGTCTTTTCTTTTGCGAATTCATCACTTGACTTTACGGCAGGGAATTATTGAGCCGGGACGAGCTGGCGGTGCTGGACGGCGGCAAGTGCATTTTGCAGCTGCGTGGTGTCAGACCTTTTCTTTCTGACAAATACGACCTGACCCAGCATCCCAACTACAAGCTGACCTCGGACTACGACCCCAAAAACACCTTTGATATTGAAAAATATCTGAACCGCAAAGAAAAAATCAATCCCAATGATGAATTTGTTGTGATTGATGCTGATTCGCTCCCGTCTGCCTAACCCGGTAGGCGGTTTTATTTTTGACCGGAGAGGTACACCAGAAAATTTACTCCGCCGCAGTTCGCGGCACAACATCTATGGTTTCGGGTGTGTACGGACGGTCTTCGATTTTTTCAAAATAAAGGAGAAACGACTATGGAATTCTTTAACTCTGCTATCGAAGTTCTTCAGACTCTGATTGTGGCTCTGGGTGCCGGTCTCGGCGTGTGGGGTGCCATCAACCTGCTGGAAGGTTATGGTAACGACAACCCCGGCAGCAATGCTCATGTACGGTAAGGAAGCAAGCAACCGAAAACAAGAGATAGACCGCCAGCACTACACTATTCCGAACCAAAGACCAAAAGATAAGCATTGTGGGAAAATCTAAACTTTTGGATTTTCCTACAATGCCAACTACGGCGGAATCCCTCCCACTCCTTATATCTTTCTGTATACATTGAATTTGTATTTAGTAAAATGCAGACAACACCACGGATCGGCTTTTGGTTGGACAATTCCAACCAAACACCACAGCAGACAGCAGAAAACATTCTGAACGCTAGGAAGCCGGTATGATTGTTACATATAAGGGGAAGAAAAATTTCTTTTAGGTACTTGCTTTCCTAAAACTGATGTGATACAATGATTTAATCCAGAAAAGGAGTAAAAAATATGCGGCAAGGTATTCTTAAATAAAACTATAATCAAATAGTGGGAACAAAGGATTATGATAGTCCATTTTGTAGGGGCTTAGTTTTTTGTACCCAATTTAAGAATACTTTTGCCTTATCAATTTTGACATATCCCCAAAAACAGCAATCACAAACAGGTGTATGCTGTATATGTGTATGTCCGCAACTTATAATCCCCAGTGGTAAAAGTATTTTACTGCTGGGGATTTTTATGCCCTTTGGGGCTGTAAAGGGAGGACAATCACATGAAAATAATCAATATTGGAATTCTTGCCCATGTAGACGCTGGAAAGACGACCTTGACGGAGAGCCTGCTATATGCCAGCGGAGCCATTTCAGAACCGGGGAGCGTCGAAAAAGGGACAACGAGGACGGACACCATGTTTTTGGAGCGGCAGCGTGGGATTACCATTCAAGCGGCAGTCACTTCCTTCCAGTGGCACAGATGTAAAGTTAACATTGTGGATACGCCCGGCCACATGGATTTTTTGGCGGAGGTGTACCGCTCTTTGGCTGTTTTAGATGGGGCCATCTTGGTGATCTCCGCTAAAGATGGCGTGCAGGCCCAGACCCGTATTCTGTTCCATGCCCTGCGGAAAATGAACATTCCCACCGTTATCTTTATCAACAAGATCGACCAGGCTGGCGTTGATTTGCAGAGCGTGGTTCAGTCTGTTCGGGATAAGCTCTCCGCCGATATTATCATCAAGCAGACGGTGTCGCTGTCCCCGGAAATAGTCCTGGAGGAAAATACCGACATAGAAGCATGGGATGCGGTCATCGAAAATAACGATAAATTATTGGAAAAGTATATCGCAGGAGAACCAATCAGCCGGGAAAAACTTGTGCGGGAGGAACAGCGGCGGGTTC